TTGACGGAAGTGTGGGTTGCTATCTAAAAACTCTTTAACTCTATCTTCAATAGTAAAAAGTTCTCCTTTTGCGTTATATCTTACATTGGAGTTATTATCAACTATTTCTATTCTGCCATCATCATTGTATTTTACTTCATTTTTTAATAAAGAAACTACTTGTTCAGCATTGATTGATTTCTCTTTATTAGCAACAGATAGAATTGAATTATCAACTTTTTCCTTTTTGATTTGATTCTTATAATTAGCAAGTTCTTTTTCTTTTTCAGATAGTCTTTCTTGCATAATCTTCTCTAAATCTTGCTTTGTTTTAGCATCTTCTAATTGCTGTTTTTTAATTTGTTCATTTTTTTGAGATTCATCTTCTTGAAGTTTCTTTTCGTATTTTCTTTTTTCAGCTTCAAGTCTTGATGAAATAACTTTATCAAGTTGTTCTTGTGTGAATTTCATTTCTTTCACTTCAACTGTTTCTTTTACTTCTTCTTGTTTAGTATCTGCTTGTTCAGTTATCGGTTGAACAACCTCGTTTTCTTGCGTCATTTTAAGACTCCTATTTAGTTTATATTATTAGTTCTCCAGCTTTGTTATACCAATCAGGATTGACATAACTCCATTGGTGTCGGCAATTATAACCCCCACGAACTATTAAAGGGTTACCAGACTTCTTACCTTTCCAACTTGTTCTTGACCAAAGTGCGTTTACTTCAGCAATAGTAAAAAGTCCACCTTTTCTTTTGTTATATACTCCATTTATTACATTTCTGCAAATTGATCGAGTTGTTGGAATTACATCTCCATAGTATTTAACATAAGTTAAACCAGCATCATTTGACTTATTAAAGTTTAATGTTGCATCAAAATCTCTTAATGAATCGTTTAATATTTGTCCAGCATATCGTTTCATGTTCTCTCCAGCACGATCTCTAGCAAATTTAGATTGTAATGATTGAACAGACTTATTAACTTTAGCTTGAATTGTAGCATTATCTGAATTTTGATTTCTTTTAATATAAGTAACTAATCTTTGAATCTCTGGGTCATCAGAACTAGCATAGATTCCATTAATTGTTTGTCTTAATTCTTTTTGTAATACAGTAAAATCAGAACCTATGAGTGTATTCTGATAAACCTTTTCTGATAGCTTTCTTGTGAATGTATTTGATACATCTTTAAACTGTGTGAAGTATTGTTGTTTTAAATTTTGAATTAATGCTTTATCTCCCTTAGTTAATTCTTGAAACTCAATAGGTATATTGCCTATTCTTTTAAATGTTTTCTCAATTCTTTTAGCTTGTTTATTAAAGCCTTGTCTAACAACTGTATCTGACCATGCTAAATATTCTCTTTCAAGTATAGCTTTGATTTGTGGTCTAATAGCAATAGCAGCTTGAAGTTCTATTAGCTTTCCATCTGTTAAAGGTAATCTTCCAGCAAGTGCAACTACTTCTGCTTCTATCTTATCTAATGTTTTGATTAATGTTTTATAATATTCTGCTTCAGCAAGTTCTATCTGCTTAATACGATATATTGTTGCGTCTTTGATTATATCTGACATTCATTAAATTTGTTCTTGTTCTACTTCTTGATCTTCTTCTACTACTTCGTCTTGTGTAAATTCTCCAACCTCTGATTTAATATCTATCTCATCAAAAATTATATTTAACTTCTCATCATCATCAACTACTGATCTAGCTATTTCTTTGTCTATCTCTTTCATTAATGTAGGAGATTGAACATTGATTGCTTTTGCTTGTTGATAGAACATAAGATCAGTTGCGTAATCTCTAATGTTAAATGAATCAGGGTAATTAATCTCTCCATCAAATTCTACATCTTGGAACATAGCATATAGTTTAAATAGTTGTTCTTCAGCTAATTGTAAGTTGTCAGCTTTTTCAGATAGTCTAGCATTAAGTAATTCAAATTCTGTTTGTAATGCAACACCAGAACTAATTCCTGTCTTTTCAGTTCTTACAGCACCTGTGTGTGCAATTCTATTTATAGATTGTACTTTGTTATTAATTGAATCCATAATTGATTGTAAGCTAGAGCCAGAGGGTTGTAGTAAATAAGGTTTTAAGTTTGGTTCTAATTCATCAGGCATTTCTATAACTGCACCAGCACCAGCACTTGCATTGACACTAGGAGTTTTAACTAATGATGGGTGGTTAGTTAATCTAATCAACTGTTCCATTTCAGAGTATTCATTGTAAATAGATTTTTGTAGATCAGCTATATCTGTTAAGTCTGATTGACCTATTCCTCTTTTATGAGATTTAGTATTATATAAAATAACTGCTGGTATTTTACCAATCATATTAGGAACACTATCTATTAGTTTAGGTTCTTCTCTTTCTGGCATATACAAAGTATCTATTCTATCTTTGTACCATACTCTCATATACTGACCATTATCTCTATCAACTTCTTCTCTAATCTTTAAGTAATCAAGTTCGTATTTACCATTAGGCATTCTTACATAATTCCAATCTAAAACATTCTCTGGAGTAACGATTGAAACATATGGTCTTATATCTTGATCTAATTCATCTGCTTTAGTTTCTGTTTGAATATTAGGCTTGTCTAAGATCATAAAACAATGACCATAAATAGACGCATAGTTTTGAGCCTGTTTAACTACTGCATTAAGATTGTTACCCTCTAAATCAGCATCTTTTAAAAATGATTCTAAACTAGCTTCATCTTGCATATCACCAAAATCTCTACTCGGTCTAACTCTAAATAAAAATGATGAGTATATTTGAATAATGTTTTTACAATGATTATCGCATGGAGTGTTAGCAAGTCTTTGATTGAACTCGTTATCTAATTCTAAATTATATCTATTAAGATACTGGCCTATCATATAGTCATAGCCACCATTATAAGATCGAATGTAGTATTCCCAATTATTAATTGTTTCTGAATAGTCTTTATGGGTTTCTTGTGCTTGATCTCTAGTGTATGCCATATTTTATTTCATTGTCCATCTTGTAGGAGAATTAAATCTTGTCTGAGTGGTTAATGGTTTTAAGTAATCAATCATATAACCTAGTGCGTCATTCATATGGTCGAATCCATCTTCCTTATCAGGAATATTTGTATTCTCTTTGTATATCTGTCTTTGTAAACCTTTTATCAATGTTTTGCAAGATTGTGAAACAAAAATATGTCTTTCTCCGTTAGAATCTTTTAACTTACTATTCACAGCATTGACTCTATCCCTAATAGCTGGGTGTTTATTTTTCACTTTAACTTTAAAACCAGCGTTTTGCAAAATAGATAAATCAGTTCTACCACCAGCAGAAGTCTTTCTTTGTTTAGAAGCTGGGTCAGGATATATGAATATTGGTATTTTAGTTCCATATCTATCTCGTAATTCTTGCACCATTTCATCTGTATTACTTCCATAAATGATTACTTCATCAAGAAAGAATATTTTATCCTTATCTAATTGAGCAACACAAGCAGACATGGGGTCAACGTTAAAGTCCATTCCTATATGTAAAGGCTTCTCCCAATCAATCTGTTTCTTAACAACATTATCAACTGGGTGAAAGTTATAATAAACAGAACCAGCATAATTTTCAAATGTACCCTCAAACTCTTGTCTAAAAGTTCTAATATCAATATCTTGTTTAGCCTGTTCTATTTCATCTGCTGAAACTATACCACCCTCTAAAGTAGTATATTGGTAACTATCCCATTCTTCATCTTGCTTACCTTTTAAATATAATTCATATGACCAATTACCATAGCCTTTAGGAGTACCACAGAATAAGACTCTACCTAATGTATCAGCAACAGAGGCCCTTAATACTTCGTACCATGCCTTTTTATTTATATCTGCAAACTCGTCTAAGATAAGAAAGTTTAATCCACTACCTCTTAACGCATCATAATTATCAGCACCTTTTAATGAGATTGTACTATTAGATTTTCTTATCGTAATAGTCATGGTAGTTTCGTTAATATCTTCTATCCAGTTAAACTGATTAAGCATTTCTTTTAGATTAGCCCATACGATCTCTTTAGCCATTTTAAATGTAGGTGCTACATACCATATTTTTTGATTAGGTTTTGTGGCGTACTTCATCATTTCAGTAATACAAAGAAAAGTCTTACCAAACCTACGACCTGATATTAATATTCTGAATCTAGCTTTAGAACTACTTACTTTAAGTTGAGGTTTGGTGAGGGATATTTTCATTAATTTTATTATATCTCATTAGACTTGTTCTGCTTCTTTACATATAAATTTCGTTGCTACTTTGTTATTATTAACAAAATTATCTTCTTGTGCAATTATTATTTCTTTAGATATTTCTAGTGCAGCAATCGTACATTCTTTCCATGAATTATATTCTTGTTTTATTTCTACTGGCTCTAAGCATTGGTCATTTATAAAGGAACATAAAAATATTATTAATATAAATTTCATGGGTAATGACTTACAAGTAATGTAAATAGAATTAATGCAATAATTAAACAACCAGTAAAGTAATAGTTCATATTTAACCCCATAAATTATTTCTTCTTTTTCTTTTTACATTTACATCTAGGTGCTGATAGGTTTGCAACCCAAGATATATAACTATCTAAAGCAGAAAAGAATTTTAAAAAGTATTTGTCCATAAAGAACATTTATCATAAAGGCTTAACAATATCCACCAATTACGATTGTGTTCTTATCTTTAAACCAACGATTATATTTAGATGAATATGTACTGATCTGTTCTATCTTCTCGTGAATAAGATCAAAGCAATCCTTGTTAGATACTTCATAATATTTCTGATGAGTTAATTGTCCATTGATTAGTAACAATATAACTATTATTTTCATTATCTATTGAAGAATCTTTTTCTCCATTCGTGGCAAACATAAGTATCTTTTACAGCTTTACTTCCCCATCTACCACAGAATGATCTTCGGTTTGAGTACAAGCCACAATTTCCGCAGGCTTGTTTCTTTAAACTCTTATGGAATGATTGAGGTAATGAATAATCTATAACCTCTCCATTAGGATAGAAGTTAGGTCGTTTAATGATGTCCACTTGCCATCTCCTTTATTTTTTTGAGTTTTCTTAAAGCCAT